GGTCATAAACAAATTTGAGCCGACCTTTGTGAAATGTTGAGCAAACGATTTGAAATCGAAAACGCATTGTCCCAGTCCATTTTTGAAATGGAAGTGCCGCAAAGGCACAAGCGGGAAAATGAAACGAGACAGGAGGACCAGAATCCTCCGCCCATATTACTGGATCTACTCTCGAATTCCACAAAAGGGTTTCAGGCGCTGTTCCAATGGCCCAAGTAAACTTAGTGAGATATGACTCTCTCTTAGCTATTTCTCGGATATTCATTGGATCAACACCACCTAAGCCAGCGATCCGTGGATCAATGGACAACTCCTGTTTATCATCAACCGTCATCTTCTGCGCCGTGTCCGGCACATTAGTTACAGCTAACGAACTAATGGGAGTTGGCCTATAAGGCTCAGGATTTCTTGTCACAGGCGGGCGACAATAGCCAAACATTTTGGCTATATTACCAGTCGTATCTGCTGCCATTTGTGTGGCAGTAGCGAAAGGTCCTATATATGGTATCTTGGTCAAGTAACTTGCCCATTTAGATACCGCTGTCGCCGGCTTGCTGATCATTCCTTCCCTATTCGCTTCCTCAATCTCGCCTGACTGAGGTTCGAATTCTTCCTCTTCATCTCCACATTGTGGACCAATAGTGTCTGGCTCAACCGAAGTCAATACAGACATGGCCACATCTTCAGCCCAAGCAAAAACACTGATGGTAACCACATCCGTGGCACCATTGGCATGCTTGAGATCATTAATGGATCTGAAGTATAATCGTCCAAGTTCACTCCACTGAGATTCGACAATCTCAATATAATTCTGGTAGTTGAACATAGGAAGTTTCATCTCACCACCCGTAGAGGTAGTGGGATCAAGGAAAATATGAGGCAACTGAGAAGTACCTACCAGATCTGCTGACACCAAAGCGGCATTAGTAGACAACTGATCGTATACGTCAAAAGGCAAATAAGCACAAATGACACGACCATATTGAAAACCATTACCATTGATAATCACTTTCACTTTAAGGTTACATCTCAACAAGTTGTAGTTGGCAATACGATTCGACACCCTTGGATTATCCCAATAAAGGGACCAGGGATCGATATCAAAACCTAACGACGTACTTGTACCCCATTCCTCCTCATGAATCTTCAAAGGACGGGAAAAGAAATGATCAAGTGTTGCATCATCAGAATCCTGCAAACGCCTTGTAGGATCTATAACAGATTCCATATCATAAATGTACGGATCATGCTGATCTGAAAACTGAACGTTCTCATAATCTGCATTCTTGGAAACCTGTTTGATAGCAACATCGCCTGTTGTACCACTTTGTGGTTCAAAGTCATCGTCAAGGATTCTCAACACTTCATCAATTGTCTCTGCAGCTCGCACAAGACTATCAATTCCGTTATGAGGTTCATAAACACAGTAACAGTGTTTTGTGACTAAACCACAACCGGTACATGTATCAGAAACAATAGGATAATAATCGCACGCCTGCGTATAACTTTTCAAATCTCTACTGCTCTTGAT